AAATGAAGATCTTTCTTGACACTGCGGATACTGAGGAAGTACGGAAGTATTTTCAGACAGGACTTGTTGATGGTGTGACTACAAACCCATCTTTGATTCGTAAGAGTGGACGTAATCCTGAGGATGTATATCAGGAATTGATTGATATTGGTGTGCGCGATATTAGCATGGAAGTCGTTGGTGACTCCACTGTAATGTATGAGGAGGGACTTCGCCTTGCTGAGAAGTTTGGTGAGTCTGCAACCATTAAAGTTCCTTGCACTCCTGATGGTTTGCAAGTTTGTCGTCATCTATCCGTAGGGAATGATATCAAGACCAATGTAACTTTGGTATTCTCTGTTGCACAAGCAGTGATGGCAATGAAGTCAGGTGCAACATACATCTCTCCTTTTGTTGGTCGATGTAATGATAACTCCTTTAGTGGAGTTGAATTAGTTCGTGCTATTGCTACTTGTAGATCTGTTCATGGTAAGAAGACTCAAGTGTTAGCAGCATCTCTTCGTGATGCACATCATGTATCACGATGCTTCATGTATGGCGCTGATGTTGTCACTATGCCATCTAAAGTGTTCAATGCAATGTATGATAGCGTCTTGACTCGTGAGGGACTTGCTATCTTCCAGAGTGATTATGAAGCATCTCTTGAGGCGTTAAATAATGTATGAGGAACTAAACTCATTTGAAGAAGCACTTAAACACTTTGGTACACGAGTTGAATACACCATTGCCATGGAAATGTCAAGACGTATCACTCCTGAAGATGCTTATCAAATGATCAAGGATGAACTCAAAGAAGTCAAAAAGTGTCGTAAACTATTCAACAAGGAGAACGCATAATGTCACAACCACGTCAAAGAGATCCATCCGATCCACTCTATGATGCTAATGATAAGTGGAATGAATATAAGGTAGACTTCCATGCTAATGAAGAACACTCAGATGATGAGTGGGATCCAAAGACAGAAGGTAAGATTGCTGATCCAAAGAATCGTCACCAAGATAAGGTTCTAGATAAATTCTGTGATGACCATCCTGGTTCTCCCATGTGTAAAGTATTTGATGATTGAACAATGACTGCTAAAATCTATGAGTCCCCTGACGGTGGCAGAACAGTTTATGAACGTGAAATTGGTAGTGATGAACCAAGGCGTCAGATCTACCCTGATATTATGAATCAGATTCAAGCAACATCCCCATATAATGATGGATGGACGCAACAATTTTACAAAGAACAGTGGCCTCCATATGTTCCTGAGGGGTTTAAAGATAAATATGATAGTTATCAAGAAGTCCTAGCAGATGGTTGGGAATTTACTGGTGATGGATTCTGGATTAAATGTAGTTGATAAATAAGTAAATAAAGGAAATATGATTGTAAGATGGCAACGCAATTAACCGCCACTGGGGTTACCTTTAATGACGGTACGTCTATAACATCGAAATATTCTGTACTGGCTAAAAATACAGTTAGTGTATTTTATCAAGCATCGGCACCTACTGGATGGAGTCAAGTTACTGCACATAATGATAAAGCACTGCGTTTGGTGAATGGGACTGGTGGTGGATTTGGATATGGTACTCAATCTGGAGGAGGTGGTAATACGTTTACTCAGACTTTTCCATCGTCAACGTCTTCCGTTAGTGTAAACTATAGTTCTACTGTTCCAGTTAGTGGAACTGTTGGTGGTCACATCTTAGCAATTTCTGAGATACCTGATCATACACATAATTCTCTTATTGGACCATCTGCTAGTGCATCTACTGGTAGTGGTAACTTTAGAACTTCTGGTTCTAACCAAACTGGTGGTGTGACTTCACAGGTGGGAATTGGGCAGGCACATGATCACCCTTGGAGTGGTAGCATTAATTTTAATGTAAATGGATCTGGAAGTATTGATTTACGTCTTCAATACATCGATGTAATTATCTGCAAATTTAGCTGATATGGCAAGATTAACAGCGAACGGAATAGATTTTGATCTACTGGATCCAAGTAATAAGATTAATAGTTATTACTGGCAATATCCTGCAGGAACAAAGAAGGTATTTTATCAAGCAGCAGCTCCTGTAAGGTGGACACAAGATACTAGCAAAAATAATAGAGCACTTCGTGTTGTAAACTCTGCTGGAGGTGGTACTGGAGGTGTACAGAATTGGACTAGTGTATTAAAATCAACAGCATCACTCGCAGTGGCATTATCAGGAACATTTCCTGTAACTGGTAGTGTTGGTAATCATACACTGTCACTTGCACAATTACCTGACCATACCCACCCGAGTCTTTTTGGTCCAGCAGGTGGTGCTGGTGCTACACCATTTAGTAATACTGGTGCTAGATTGCAATCTGGAAGTAGTAATACTGGTACTATGGTTCCTGCTGGTGGTGGTAGTGTCCATGATCACCCTTGGAGTGGGAGTGCAGTAGTAGATGAGAATACTAATCTTGTAATTGATTTAGGTGTTCAATATATTAATGTAATAGTTTGCAGTTTGAACTAAATATGGTATGATAAATTTGACATGGAGTTGTAATGGCTAAACTTGAAGTTGGTAAATTTTGTCCTCTAATCGGTAAAGATTGTATCGGTTTAGAGTGTTCATGGTATACTCAAATTAGAGGAATGCATCCCCAGACTGGTGAACCAGTGGATGAATGGGGGTGTGCTGTCACATGGATGCCAATGTTGACAATTGAAAATTCTAATCAGCAGAGATCTACTAGTGCTGCTGTAGAGTCATTTAGAAATGAGATGGTAAATGCAAACGAGAGTAACATTAATGTCCTCTCTGCTGCTGCACAGATGCTTCATGAAGCAAGAACCACAAAAGTAATTCCAGCACAAGTTGAAGAGGTTGAAAAAGAATGAAAAAATTTACTTTAATTGAAGAAGATAGGTACATCAATATTGATGGAAAAGGTATCTGGTTTTCTGAAGAAGATTGGCCATTTAAAGAAATTGATCATCTTTGGGCAATTCAGTGGAAAGATGATGGATCTGAGAATGGTATTGGTCATATTGAATATGATTCTGCTGACAGACAAAACGATCCAGTAACAAAAGAATGCCTTCAACGTTACGTTGAATTGTGGCAAGATACTGTTGAAAAGAAAGAACAAGAGGAAAAAGCACAATCTGAGCAAGAAAAAAAAGATCAATATTCTTGGTCTGAGGCAATGCGAGAGCTTGAAACTCAGATGGAAGAAATGCAAGCACGGCATGATAAAACTCTGAAGGAAAATCTATCTCAAGATAGGATGTTGTATGATAAGTTGCAACTACAAGTGCGCGAACAAGAAGAACGTCATGCCTCTTCTATCATGGAGATGATGAGAGAAGCAGAGAGTGATAGAAGTTTATATAATGAATTGACTTCAGAAATGCATGGTCAAGAAGTTAGACATGAAGAAGCACTTAATGAAATGTTGGTGGATCATGACCAACAGATGGAGACTGTTCATAAAGAGATCTCCCGTCAACATGAAGAGTTGTTTTATGGGCAAGACATTGTTGAGGGTCAGGAAGCAACATATACTAATAATGTAAAATACGATAATATTACTTTATTTGATGGTAATGTTGATGATAGTTTGTTTGATGATGTAATTGAAGATAGTCACTTTGCTGATGAACCAATTCCTTTAGATGAAGATACTGATGCAAAAGATGATCTTTCAACATTACTTGCAGAACAGGAATCAGAAGAACCTCAAAAAGACATAAAAAAAGACTTCAACGATGTTGATATGTCTGTACTTGACGATGAATTTAACTTAGAATTATTATTCGATGATGATTCTGATGAACAAATTGTTGCTGAGATTGAAGAATTGATATCTGTGGATGATACTGGAATAGTATTGGAAAGTCTAGTTCAAGAAGTGAGTGATGATGAATCAAAAACTGATTGAGAACAAGTATCTTCTTGTTCCTAACTTTATATCATGCTCAAGAGCAAAAGAGTTATCTGATAATTTTAATTCGCATTACAAACAGTTTGAGACTGTGCATGATCCTCAAGTGGATGGATGCATTGCAAAATATGATTTTCCACCATTTATTGAATTGTTGGTAGAGAAAAATCAAACTGTGTGTCAGTTGGTGGGTGAGAATGTCTTACCAACATATTGTTATTCTAGGAATTATCGCCATGGTAACATACTTACTGGTCATGTAGATAAACCTCAATGTGAAATCTCTTTGACTGTAAATTTGGAGTGTGATAAGGTATGGGATATATGGATTGAGACCCCACAGGGTAGAGAATATGTTTCTCTAAACCCAGGTGATGCTATGTTATATCTTGGTATGGATGCACAGCATGGTAGAGATTCATTTGATGGGGAATCATGCACTCAAGTATTCTTGCATTATGTTAGATCGCAAGGGCCATTTTTTAAATATTATTTTGACAAAGACCACAGATATCGTGATGATGAACTTAAAAAAGAGGTGATCGAAGTAAAAGAAGTGGATAACTCTCAATTTGCATCAAATAGTTTGAATGATTATGTCAAGGTATATAATAACATCTTTACACCAGATGAGTGTAAGATGATTCTTGATGAATATGTTGATTGTAGTGAATGGGAGACTGCAAAGGTAAGTTCTGATGCAAGAGAGAATAGAGATGTTCGCAATTGTGACCTGATATCCATCTCTACACCTGATGTCATTAAAAACGATCTTAATAGAGTTAATATTGATCAACTGATATTTAAAAAAGTAGATCTTGCTGCTAAATTATATGCAAAAGATTTCCCATCGTGCTTTTTAAAAGAGGATAGTGGGTATAATCTACTAAGGTATAAAACTGGTGGTTTTTATAGTCAACATACTGATAGTTTTAATGAACAACCTCGTACAGTAGCAATGTCTATTAATCTTAATAATGATTATGAGGGTGGTGCTATGGCATTTTGGAATAAAGAACTACAAATAATGGTTGGATTGGGAGATGTAATACTGTTTCCTGCCAATTTTATGTTCCCACATGAGATTATGGAAGTTACAAATGGTACACGTTACTCTATTGTAACTTGGTTCACTTGATGTTATAATGATGCAAATGCATTTTTTTAAATGGCACTATCTAATTCAGTAACAGAATCACTTGATGATGCAGAAGCAAGTCTCCGCAATGCTCTTGCATTTGCTGCAAGAGGAGAAAAACCTTTTGTTTGTAAGACTATTGCTGAGATGATATCTAATATTGAGCAGATGAAGTCTATTGATGAGATTTTTGATAAATTGGATAATCGTAAAGATGGTGATTCTGGTAGTTGGGGTCCGATCACTGGTTTGAACGACTAAATCTTAAGGGATGTGAAAGAGAATTTACAACTATCCTAGATAATGTTAGAATATCAAGACATTCCAAATACATTCTATGATTAACTTACATCAAAGGTTCAACCACTATCTTCATACTAGTAGAAAGTTGGACATTCAAAATATTGATGAGAGAGTTATCAGTTATGGTTGGACTGATGATGGTTCAAATTTGACTGGATATTATATTCAAACAGAGAATCATAGAATGTACTTCGATCTTAATGAGAACTTTAGGTTCAAAGAAGATTGGAAAACTGATATAGATATTATTAAATCGCGATAGTTTTTATGGAGTGGGATGGTAGCAAGTGGAAGATCTTAAACAAAGTGGGATTGTTATGCCTTGCTCTTAATAAAGATTATAGAAGAGAAACTCTTTGGCGCATAGGTAGGATAGAGGAGACTCAAGGTATTACTCTTGATACTAAATTCAAACGTAGAGAGATTGAAAACAATCTAGAAATAGGTGCATTTGTTATTGACTGCGAAAAACGTAATAAGAAATACTTTAAAATTTGTAGAATTGATGAAGAATTTGATCTCATTCCCCATGCCTTTGTTGATTTTACTACAGGTAAAGTTCATAAAGCAAAAAGTATAAAATCTGCCGATAAAAATCTTGGTTGGGATATTGATTTTTGTATCAAATATTGTGACTGGAGAGGTAATTATTTAAATAAAGATCCTAAGAGAGAACGTTATGAGCATGTACGACAACATTAGGAATAATTACGACATTGGACCTGGATTTAATAATAGAGTCCTTCAAACTAAAAATATTTGTACGACGCCAATGATGCGTAATTTTTGGATAGATCCAGCAGGACAATTATGGGAGATTAATTGTGATGGAACCCATGATTTTTGTGAAGATGCTAATAATGCATTTGGATTTGGGTGGATTAGGAATGGCAACCATGGTAGATGTTCTCCTGTCTACTTAAGTTCTTCTATCACAGTATATCCTGAGAAGTGGGATTGTAAGTATGCTCCATTCCCTGAATGTAAACTATTATTTCGTGATGGCATCTTAGAAGTGGTAACAAATATTGTGAAGTCTTAAGTTATGTCTCAAGTTAACAAATGTTAGTGAATTAACACAAACTATGCTATATAATATGGGTAGAGGAGAGGGAGTTGCTTATGTGATCAAATTGCACCACATTATGTAAAAAAGTACTTTTGAAGGATGATTCTATCATGCATAATTTAATTTCTTTTAACCAGTTAGCAGAATGGAGAAGATTCGAGCAAAGAGTTGACCAATGCACTGCAATGGAGGGAGCAATCAACGATTACTTTGAATGTTTAATTGAATGCGATGACGCACAATCAAAATGCAAAAGAATTTGTAAAGAGATTTTATCGGATAAAACTTTGGAGAGTAAACTAGTATGAGCACTCTGTAAATTTTAATTCTATCCCCCCTTGACATAGGTGTCATGGGGGTCTTATAATATATGGGCATATGCTGGGAATAAATGCAAGCTTGGGAACGTATTGAATATAAACTCAAAGAGATTGAGGAGAAGATTGAGGAGATTCGTAAGGATGTAAACTCTTGGAGACCTCAAGAATGGGAATCATACTACGAAAACGATCCGTTTACTCAGATATCTAGTAGTAGATTAAATACTAAGCAAGATATAAATTTAGATCAATAAGAACATGAATCCAGATGATATAAAACTGAATACTACCACCAATTTGTTTTCATATGAGAAGATCTCTCGTGAAATTGAGAGTTGTAATGATCCCAGTGTGCTTAAGAATATGCTCAGATCTTACGTCAAACTATATTTAAAGCAAACGGAAACAATTAAGTCTATAGCAAATATGCAGGTTGACTGACAATTGCTTGCTTACTGTGATACATATGGTAGACTGGAACCGTTTGAGGGTGACACAACTATGCCAGAATTGAGTAAATATCAATTAAGTCTCATTATTAAAGCATTGGAGAACCGTCGTACTAACGAGGTTTGTAATAGTAAATGGTATAATGATTATACTGATATTATTATTGCAATTAAAAACTATCAGACAATGACATCAGAGCGTTCTACTCTAACTAATATTACAGAAGCATCTGAAGACGATTGGAAAGAGTTTTGGTCAAGTAATTCGCCAGAACTCACATCTAATAACATGTATTGAATAGGTAATTATGAAAGTTGGAATTATTGGACTTGGACGAATGGGTGAAGGAATGTCCCGTCGTCTTATTACAGCAGGACATGAAGTGCATGGATATCGCAACAACTATAAAAAATCTGAAGAGCAATATGAAGCGGGTTATATCAGTGGATGTACCACTTCTGTGGAAACTCTTGTTCAAGTAGTAAAACAAAAAGAATGTATCTACGGGGAAAAATCTGGAGAGACAATCATTACACAACAACCAGGCATCTTTATGATGGTTGTCCCAGCAGAATCAGTAGAGGATACGCTAAATGAGTTACTACAATTTTGTGGTGAAGGAGATATTATTATTGATCATGGCAATAGCAATTTTAAGGACAGTAGGAGACGGGCAGAGTATTGTTCAAAGTTGGGTGTCGCGTATCTTGACTGTGGTACTAGCGGTGGTGTTTACGGTTTGGAGCGTGGATACTGTCTTATGGTTGGTGGTTCAGATTATGCAGTATCCATCTGCCGTTCTCTCTTCGATGCACTTGCTCCAGGAATCAGTGCTGCCCCACGCACAGGGGATGGTTCCTATGTAATGTACCCAGAAGAATTTGGTTGGATGCATTGTGGCGAACCTGGGGCAGGGCATTTTGTGAAGATGGTTCACAATGGCATAGAATACGGTATAATGCAAGCATATGCAGAGGGATTTAACATTATTCATGAAGCAAATGCAGGTTCTAAGTATGTTAAAGCAGGAGATGCCGAGGTCGCCCCAATGGACAACCCTGCCGATTATCAGTATGACATTGACGTTGCTAAGGTTGCTGAGTGTTGGCGTCGGGGTAGCGTTGTTGGTAGTTGGTTACTTGATCTTACCGCTGATGTTTTACGCAGCGATAGAGAGCTTAGCAAGTTCGATGGGGGAGTATCAGATTCTGGTGAAGGACGTTGGACTGTTCACGCTGCTGTGGATCTTGGCGTACCCGCTCCTGTCATCAGCAGTGCGTTGTGGGCACGTTTTGAGTCGCGCCGTCTTGGTGCTTTCACTGCCAAGGTTCTGAATGGTATGCGAGCAATGTTTGGAGGACATGATGTCCGATAGGTTTAAAAATTTGGAGAATTATTAAAATGGTTTATGAATCTTCCGATGAACAAATGAGTACAAAATCATACTCTTCTCAACGTAAAGAACGTCTTGACGAAGCAGTGTTTGATTATATCTCAGATGAACAACTTGATGCTCAACAAACATATAATGATCTTATTGATGTAATAAAAAGTGATGCAGCATACTTTAAAAAATATTACGATAAGTGTAGGGATCTCCTCTTCAAAATGGGATACTACGGTCCTGTAGAAGAAGATGTAGATGTGAAGGATAGTATCACATCTGTTATTGATGAATACTATATCTCTAGCGAAGATGATGGAACTATTAAGATAGATAAGTTCCGAACCCCACCAGTCTCTTGATCTGCTATGATATGTGGGTAATGCACACGATCTTATGGCATCCTATCCTCTTGGACTTGACAATCCCATGGCAGTCAAGCAAGTATGGGGCAGCACTAGGTGGGCACTCTATTGGAAGGAGGACTGGATCTTGATTGATACCTTCTCTTGTCAGTCTATGGCAATGGGTGCTCGTCGCGCTATTTTGAATGGTATGGGGTACAACTAATCTAATGAAAATCACACAGTATCTCCTGGGCGGCATCTTTGCCTTTGTCGCTCTCACATGTTACCTGCTGTTCTTAGCAGAACGTGATGGTAAGATGATGAACTACTATGATTCAACAATTCAGAGGAGGACACTTGACTAAGTGTCCCAATGGAGTCAGTTGATGCCTCTATTTGCCCTATACTAAGTTCATCAGCAAATCACCTATGACTGCCACCTTCACCGACTACGTTGCTCAGAAGGATGCTCAGAACACCATTCAGTTGAATGTCACCAAGTATAGTCTGATGCTTTGTGATGCTCTCCAGCAAAATCATCAACGTCAGTATCCAAATAGTGGTCGCAACTATTCTTATGCACTGATCTCTGGTCGTAAGTACCATAAAGTGATGCAGTGTGTAGATGGTCAGACTGAATCAGTTCATGCCTTCATTGACAAGAAGACTGGTGAAGTTTACAAAGCAGCATCATATAAATCACCTGCTAAAGGTGTTCGTTTTGATCTGCGATTGATTGAACAACGTGAATGGTTGTTTGAGAACGCAGATTGGGCAGGTAGTTATCTTTACAGTCGTTGAGGATTGAATTGTGTTTATTGAATATGATTACCAGCAGGTAGAAGTACCTCAAGAGATTTTGAGGTACTGTGATCAGTTTACAATGGACTCTCATCGTAATGAGTTGAAGTATTTGGATTGTGTTTATATGAATATGGGGTATTATGGTAATGATCCTGAGCAACTAAGAGAGATGCGTAGACGTTTGATGCCAGTATTTGAATGACTTACACCAAAGAACAACTGATTGATGCACTTGTACATGAGTGGGATTATCTTTGTCATGATGATTATGATCCTGATGATGACACACCAGAGGAGTATCGTCTCAAGTTAGAGTTACTTACCATTGAAGAATTGGTAGAGGAGACATCAACTGGTGAAGGTTACACACTGGATGAATTCATGGAGAACCATGGGTAGATGAAGTTATCACTTACAGAAAAACTTTTGTTTGTATCTTCCTTTGTCTGGTTTCTACATTGGGGAACTATGGTAATAGATACTATAATAACAAAACTGGTATATTAACATGTATATTCTTTGCGATAATAATCCATCACAATTTAATTTTGATTTAGGATTTGGTAGTAGGTTGTTTGCTTGGGCACAAGCATCTAAGTTTGCTGATAGCAAAAATCTCACTATTGTACTACCGTCTGATGAATGGATTGAGCATATTATGCTTGATCTACCTAATACTGAAGTTTGGGATAGGAATGATATTAACCAACATGAGTGGAAGAATGTAGTTCTAGAGGGTGAGATTGATGTATCATCTTCAACATATTTGCGTATTGATGGAACTTGTAATATGAAGACATATTCTCCATCTAAAGATGATGTTGAATATCTTCAGACAATTACATTTAAAGAATCCAAGTTAAATGAGTTTTTTAATAGATTTAATTTTGATTGGGGATTTCATTTAAGGAGGTGGGGAGGAATAAAGTTGCGCCCAGAGTCTGCAATTAAAGTGTTGAATACTCTTCCTAATAGGAATATTAAAGAATTATATTGGAATATGATTCTACGTTGTGGATTTAATAAAGATCCTAAAGAACATGATCCGTCGTGGATATGTGATCAAACATATTATCAATTTTTGGATATGATTGTTGATCATATAGGAGATAAATCAACAATCTATTTGAGTACAGATGTTCCTGATGATTTGTGTGATTATTACCTAGAACAATATCCAATGATGGTGTCTAAGATTGAATATACTGATGAATGGTTGGATTTATTTAAAGAATATTATCCAGTAGATTCTGTGACTATCTTAACTGACCACAATACACCTACTGGTTTTTCTCAATCACCCAAGACTGAATGGTATAAAACTACACTTAAGGATGTTGCAATAGATTTGCTCGACTTCTTTATGCTTGCACGTTCTAATATGTTCTTGTTATCGGAATATTCACAGTGGGGTTTTGCTGCAAAGAGATATGCTTCTGCCGCAGAAGATAACATGTTTGTCATTTCAAGTTCTTCTAGTATCAATGATTTGGGCAATTTATTGGGTGTAGATGAAATAATTGAGAGTTTTGAAGATTTGCAACTTGATGAGTTGTTAGAATAATGATTATTAGATATCGCCATGAGAACGAAAGCGGCAGAGGAGTTCCTCATCCATGGAGAGACAGTAGTGTTGAAGAATACTACAATAATCCCCTATCGGATGAATATGATAAAAATGATCTTGGGATTGGAGAACGTTGGAACAGTTGGTTAGGTGTTTACAATCTTGTCAAATTAAACAAGATGGAACATAGAATACAATGTATGAGAAAACAATTTCCAGAATCAATTCTCTTTAAATTCCCACAAACTGACTTTGTTAGTGATGAAGAGTTTTATTCTGGTATTGACCAATTTAAATGGTTTACTCCCAAAGAATATGATGTATTATCATCTCCAGCACATTCTAATACATTTAAAACTATTGCCAGGAGTTACCCTTACATTTTTGTCAATCATGGCAATTCATTTGCTCATCTGTGGAATGATTTTTTATATATTGAACCCTCTTTTTTTGAATCGGAAAATGATTTGAGATCTTTGTTCTCCGATTATGTTAGTGTTCATGTAAGGAGATATCATGGTATTTGTTATACTGATGAAGATTTAATTGAATTGTCTGATGATCTCAAAGAACAATATAAAAATGGGGCATATTACAATTCTTGTGGATATTGGAGATATGTGAAGGATAAGGATCATTTTGAATATATGAATACATTCAGCAATGACCAGAAGTTTTATGTTGCAACAGACTTGGATGATAAGTATTATCTCAGCAACTGGACAAAACACTTCCCTGGTCGTATAGTTACTGGTAGAGATGTCTATTCCAAATTCATGAGCATTCTCAGTTCTCACCATGGTAAAGACTTTGTTAATGCCAATACTAGATTGATCTATCAAATGATTGATTTTTTTGCATTAGCATATTCAAAATGCATTGTAACAGGTCACTATAAGAGTTCTTCTGTATCTTCTTATACAATAGCTGCTCAGAAATTTGGTGATAACTATATTAATCGATTTGTAGTGGGCGATTGATCATGTTTTATTGGGACATTACTGGATATGGTTCTCACAAATACCTTTGTGAGGATATTCTTTGCTGGTTCTACACATCGTTTTACCCAAGACATACGATTGATATTACTGTCAATCACCGTGGATTGAAGCGTGAGGGTGTCTATGGGTGGTGTGATATTGCATCTGAGAATACATATAAACCTCGTAAGTTCCTGATTGAGATTCAATCTAATATGCCAAAACGATTGTATGCTGAAACATTGGTACATGAGTTGATTCATGTAAAACAGTGGATTGATGGAACAATGAAGTATAAACGTGGTGTGAGATATTATAAGGGAATAGAAGCACAGCAATATGAAGATGCACCACATGAGTTGGAGGCATATGAAGGTGAGAGTCAATATCTACTGAAGTTCTTGTGTGACAGTGACAGAGTATGGACAGGACTATAACTGTCACATATGCTTGGCCGCGGCGACCAAAGCATGTATACTTGATATGTGGAGGGGAGACCCGACACAACACATGCTAGTCTCCTAGGGACTAGCGACCCAACTTCTTTTTTTTTATCATGAACGAAGATCAGTTCGACCAATTTGTTGATCAGATGGTTGACAATGAGCAGGATGAGAGTGATCTGGATCTTGGTGCATTCCAGGATTACCATGATCACATGCTCAAGTTGGCACTAGAGGGACCAGGTTCTTCTTTTGACCTGGATTGACACCTTACTATCTTTACATTATAATTTGGAGGATCAAAGCGGAGACTAATGAAGTACATGTACCTTGTGGAACACTATGTTCCCTTCCCACAATCTGAATATGGTGGTTTGTGGAGTGTTATTGCTCAAGATGATGAGGAATGCTTTGACCTCATCACACAAGATGATCAAAATTACTTCAATGAGAAGTATTATGGTAATCTAAGAGAGCATATTGCTAAGGCACAAGTATTTGAACTTGCATCAAATGAAGTCAAACCCCAAATTGCAGAGGCATTTACTACATGAGTGTTATGATCAGTGATCCGCAATTTATTGCTAAACAAAAGGAGCGTATGGACCACCTCCAAGATCAACTGGCAACAATTGTCACCGAGATGAAATCTATTCAGGAGTTCTTAAATGGGTATGAAACAAAAAGTAGTTCATGAACTGTGTGTTCGGAATGTTGAAGAATACTTTATGGATCGGGTGACTGATCTTGTTGGTGAGATGTCTATCGCTGACGCTGATGCACTTCATGAAGAATTTGTCGTTGATGGTATTGAACCTGATGACTGGTTGTTTGTGAATGATTTAACTGATGTATAGTCCTCGTGTCGATGATTATGTAATCTGGCACTGTAACCCACCCTTCGAGGGGTGGGTTTATTTTGTTGATTGTGAATACATAACTATAGAGATTGGTGTGAAGGACAAACCTCCATGCCAATATACAAGAAATGAGAAGCACAAAAAAATTCATACTCTTTTGCTTTGCTATCCAAATAGATGGCATGAATTAGAGTATGTCAAGCATAGGAGACAGACTGATGATTGAATCTGGTATTATTGATGTATTTGATGAAGAAGGTGTAAATTATACACTTGAACAAGTTGATACTCTTAATGAGTGGTGGATTCCGCGTGGAATGTATGGTGGTGAGAAAAAGGGATTTGCTCCTAGCGAAGATACTCCCATTGACTTCTATACTATTGGTCCTGCAACATACTTAGATCGTGGTATGGTCTACGATATGATTAAGGAAGAAACCCAAGAAGTTATGAAAGATTGGTTTGATTGGACATATGAAACTTTAGTATATTGCTTGTGGCAAGAGATTGGTCCTTGTGCTATCAGTAGTGAACTTGGAGCACCTGGATTCCATGTGTTTAGTGCAAAACCAGGTGAACCATATAAACCTGCTAGTAAAGAGTATTTGGAACGACCTGTTGCAACTATTCATTATGATGAGCAACAAAATTCTCATCAAGCATTGTGGAATGATTACATTGATCATGGAGCAACTGTTGATCTAGAGAATTGCCTATCATTTACTTTATGTTTATCTGCACCTAAAAATGGTTGTGGTTTGAGTACCTGGGGTGAAGAATCTGTCAAGTGTTATGATTTGAATGATGATTATAGTAAGCATGTTAAATCATTAGTATATGGTGGATATGGTTCGCCTGATGCTGTCATTCCATATACTCCTGGCAAATTGTTTTACTTTATTGGTCCTTTGAAGCATCAAATGTCTCCTGGATTTGATCTTGGTGAGAATGATAGGCGTATTACTTTGCAGGGTCATGGGGTAAAGGTCAATGATGTTTGGGAACTTTACTTTTAATTAATTATGAAAAAGATTAGATTAAGTCAATTATATTCTGCAAGTGGTACTGGATTGGGATATCAGATCTCATCTTATATTATGATGCGTAATCTAGAAGGAACCACCAATAGAGTTTGGGAGGTTGGTAATAATTCATATAAAGCATTTAGAAATACATTTTCCAATGAGATCAATGTAGTCCCTGATTATAACAAGGTAAAACCTGACAAAATCCTGTCTTTGGATGATGAAATTGGATTTAATGAATTGTGTGTTCAATTAGAATCTGATAAAGATATCGAATTGATTGAGTTGGACATTTATCCAACACCTAAAAACATTACAAGTCCATCTTCTCCATTATTCTCTTCTTTGAAGAGGACATTAACATTTAAAGATGATGTATATACTGCTGCACAGGATTTTAGATCTAAATTTGATGGTGAAGTCATTGCTATGCATGTTCGTAGGGGTGATTTTGCAGACATTGCAAATGGTATGTTCTTATGCGGTGAAGATTACTTTAATGATGCATTGTCTAGATTACCACAAGATCTGCCAGTATTGATCTTCACTAATGATAAAGATAGTGTAATTTCTGATCATGCATTGATTGCGAGTGATCCTGCTCGGTTTACATTTGTCACTGATTTGTATAATGATAATGAGTTATCTGATTGTGATTATGGTCAAGAATTGGATAGGTTAGTTGATATTAATGGTAATTGTAGATTTGATTATAAAATGGCACTTGCAGAGATTGTAAAGAGGGAGATGGGCATGGTTCCTCCATATGATGTCTTGAAGAAGGAGATGAAGAGGATTATATCTGAATTGTCACCAGTATACACACGTAAATTAAAAAAGAATCTTTACAACTATTCTGTTGACCTCTGTTTGATGACGATGTGTGATCATCACATTATTTCTAATAGTACATATTCATTGTGGGGAACTGAATTGTCAGGTTCGACAAAACAAGTAGTCTACCCTAAATATTGGATGCAGGGACATGAAGATGACATGACCCTAAAAACCGATCTTGGTGATTATGATCAAACAAAAGATATTGCTCACTTGTTTGTATCTAAACCAAATTTTCAAGGATTGGCAAATCCTGATCCCCGTTCATTTATCGTTGTAAATTGACATGTCAAGACGAGCAGAGAGATTAGAGTCAAACTATCTCAAAAAGTTATTCCACCTCAAAAAGACAACACATCATAAGCAAGTAAAGATTGGTTCTATGGCATTAGCAGACTTTATCAGAGTTCTTGTTGATGAGACACCATCAATGTCATTGAAGACTGCAAAGGAATTATATGAAATTGCAGACGAATTGGATGAACTACACTAAACAAGTATTTTAAACCCCTTATAGGCGATTCTAGAGGCACTACAGATGATGAATGATGATTGGCGCTATAGTGATCAAAAACTTGATGTAAGGACACAAGGATTAAATATCCTACTAAAGAAGTTTGGTAGTGAATTGTGTTCTGATGGTTCGCCACGTTACAGCAATCAAGGCATTTATGAATGTATTCATGATTGGGTAAGTCAGGGCAATATGAGGACAGATGGGATAGTGGCATACTACAAGGCATATTACGCTGATCAGTAGTGGTATACTAGATGCATGTTCAACTCCACTGACATGCTGGTTCTAATCAACGAAGATCTTGGTTGTGCTCACACCATCGATTCTGAAGGCACATTGATGTATTCACCTCTGATGATGGATGGAACACTTGAGACTGATGAATGGATTGAAATTGATCATTTGGCAATGCTTGGTGAAGATAAGCAGATTCGGGATTCGATCAATGAGATCCATGAGCAGTTGATTCTTGCAAATCAGGCACTGGGATGGTACTATACTGATGTACCGATCGCAGTATCCTGACCACCCAATTCTTTTTTTATCATGAACACATTTAAAATCAAACTCATTTTTATTGATGAGAGCACACAAGAGAAGACATTGAATGTCGGATGTAGTTCTGAGGAATTACGTGAGATTCTAATGGATACCACACCAAATCTGAAGGAGATTGAGATTGCTGATCATGATCGCTGGCGTAGTGTAAGAGTCAGTAAGATCGAAGCAATGATTGATGAACTACAGGATGCGGTAACTATTTGTTATGATGTTGATAACAGTAGTGAGGATCATGAGCGTAGTTATCCGTATGCTGCTGGATATTCCCGTTCTGCGATGCAAAATGCAATCAGAACACTTACTGATTTGTTATGATGTATAAGTTAGAATTGGATAAGGTTGCATTCAAGTATTTAAAAGGACTTGCATGTACTGATGATGGATTGCCTATGTTTGCACCCATCACGGGATCATATGAATTGCGTGCTGCTATTAAGAGAGCAGAGGCAGAAGTTGCATGGGCAATGTATACTGAGAAGGAACCTGATGCAGCGCATAGAGAGTATGCAACCAAGGATCAATTTTATGCTAATGAATTCTTTTTGCCTGTAAAATGACAACTAACATTGACCCAAATGACCCAAGGTATTTTACTGAAACAAGTAGTATATCATATGATCGCCATCGTTATCGTATTGTGATGAAGGATGGCAGGAGTGGAGAGTTTGATGATTATGAGAAGGTAAGAGCATTTTGGTTTGAGTATGATTCAAGTATGCTCAGTCATGTAGATGTTCTTGATATAAAGAATACTGTCAAGGGTTTTGGAGGATAGTACAGTGTCAGTCAGTAATGCGTATGTTGTTGGTTATGGAATGATTGATGCATTAGGAAGTAATCCTTCCCAGTGCTTCAAAGGAATGCTAGATGATAAAAACTACAGTACAAAGTTAGACTGTATGGGTGATCATAAAATTCAGTACGGCATACCATGTCATCATGACACTGTGCTTCCCGAGGGGTTCGCGCCGAAAAAATTAAAGAACATGACACGGGCACAAGAACTAGCGATTCATGCTGTAGATCAGGCATTGAAGCATAGTAATCTACCATACAGTTCTAATGTCGCTGTGATCATGAGTTCATGTAGTAATGATGTAGAGACACTTGATCCAAACTTCCAACGCCTCAAAGATAATAAGCGTGTGAATCCGTTTACTATTGTCAATCGTATTCCAGATATGATTGCAGGGCAGATATGTACTTACTATCAGTTTCATGGTGCAAGTGTAGCATTACAAGCATCATGTGCAACTGGAATGTATAGTATTGATTATGCAATGAGGATACTGGATGAGTATGACTATGTAATTGTCGGTGGTGCAGACGCAGGAGTATTTGAGATTGCATTAAAATACTTCTCAAGTATTGGCGCACTGGGTAATCATAACTGTCCTTTTGATGAAGAACGTGAAGGGTTTGTGATGGGTGAAGGTGCAGGTGTAATGATACTACAGTCAATGGAGAAGGTACAAGAGTATGGATCAAAGATACATGCAAAGTTATTCCCTGTAGGTTCTGCGACTGATGGGTTTGATCTTACGTCACCAGCATCAGATGGTAGGGGTGCAAAGATTGCATTGAATAAAGCATTATCAAAGTTACCAACAAAGAAGATTGATATGGTATCTGCACATGCTACCAGTACACCAGTAGGGGATATTGTAGAGTATAATGTAATCAAAGAATTCTTCAATAATATTCCGATGTATGCACCTAAGTCTAAGATAGGACATACCCTTGGAGCATCAGGTATATTGGAGTGTATTTACAGTATTGAGAGTATGAAGAATAGAGTGATTCCAAGGTGTTATAATTTAAAGAATTGTAGTTATGATATTGATAATATATTGGTAAAAGATGCAGTAAAACTATCAGGGGTTGATACGTTACGTACAATGAATAATAGTTTTGGATTCGGTGGTAAATGTGCATCACAGGTAGTAGAAGTATCATGGTTTTATCCATAGAGATACTGGGGATATACTGGGGAGTATCTTAGTGGTATCTCTCTGGTATATTGTATTAATTTATACCGTTTTATTGTTTTTTTATATTATTAATGTTATTTTAAATGTATTTGTGTGTTTTGTTCCGTCTGATACATGTTTTTTCTGCTCCCCTAAATAAGACCTCTTTTAGTGCTTATTTGTGTCATTTTTAGTGCTCAGATCCTAGTGATCTTAGACCGCGTATTATAGCACGAGCACCAAAAAAATGCAAGGGGGCGCGAATAAAAACTATGAGGGTTCTCACAAATCTCGTCGAGGGTATCACTTGACAATCTCGACGAGTCATGCTACCATACTCATAGGTACATTCATAAAATCTCGACGAGCATATGCATGAATGTCAAGGTATCACAATATATCATATATCATGTCTAAATAATCCGTTATTGACACATTGACATTCACATTATCCCTTGTTATAATATCAAAGTCTGCACGGGGTTCTAATGACATCAGTTTACGAAGCGACTCGCACTCGACGCCACCGCATCACATTGGATGTACAAGCATTGGGTGACTTTAATCCGCACCAAATCGACTTCTACAAACTGTTTGGATTGCAAGAGAATGAATGTGTAGATGTGTATGTTGAAGACCTTGATCCATGTGAGGTGTGGTGATAAGGAATACTCAACAATTACAATCATATATCCTTATGGGTTCTGATGGGAATTCATAAGGATTTTTTTATAATGTTTTTTTATTAAAAAAATATTGCAGGTTCAGTGTCGATGTGTTGATCAGGAAGTTACCCCACTCCCGTTGTTGCTGATTGTCTTTAAATTATAGCGATTTTTAAATGTAATGGGGGTAGAGTGTGCCAGTTCTACAAGTGGATTTTGATGGTTGCCAGGGTGCCTTGGCAGGGTTATGTTGGTCACAAGTCAACCACCACAGACTCATGGGCACCAGATCACGCATCGGCATCGAACTCTCAGATCACAGCGTCGTCAGTTCCTATTGCCATTGGGATGGATATCCTTCGGGCAATGGCAAAACACTGGTGAAGCACTACCAGGACCGCGAAGCAGTCAAAGCATTGATTGATGGCGGGTCAATGTCATCAGTGCGAACACGTAACACCTGGAACAGCGGCAGAGTGTTAAGAGATGAGAACGGGGAGTACATCCGTGACGCTGAAGGTTTTATGATGTCAGAAGGTGACAG